AGCATAATGGTCACTCATACCAGCCTCATCTGCCATGTCTTTTCTAGTCCTAAACTCTGTTATGTTTGGGTCTTTAGTGCCATGATACATTCTTCTCTTTTCTGCTGATGGGGCAAGAAACTTTTGAAGGTTAGCCTCACGTTCTGCTTGGGGCAATACCTTGCTATCAGCAAACAGCTTCTTACCTATATTTTTAAGCCCTTTGACTAACTTACCGCCATCCGCCATGAATTGAATCTTCTTGAACTCAGCCTGTCCGCCTTCAGCCATTCCCATACGAGCATTAATAGCGGCCTCTAATCGAGCGTCTGCCGCCTCAATGTCTACTGAGCCACCCTTAGCCATACGCTTCTCGATTGCGGCGGCTAGGCGTGCATCAGCGGCGTCTATGTCTACACTGCCACCTTCGGCGCGTTGCAATCCAGTCTCACGCACGTCAGGCATACCTTCTTTGCGATACCACGGAAGCAGGTCACCTTCGCCCGTTTCAATCTGCTTCAACAATTCCTTACGCACATTAGCTGGGTTGGGTTGAATCCCTTTCTGTTGCAAAGTGAAAGCGACTTGCTTTTCGAGCAGGTCAAGCGCATCACCGCGTGGGGACTTGAGGCCAGTTAACTCACCGCCACCAAACCAACGACCAGCTTGCGCCATACCGCCGGGAATGCCTAAGTCTTTAGCAATACTCAACAAACCTTCTTCACCCTTGCCGTACTCAGTGTTGCCAAAGCCACCCTGCTCATTGAAGTACGGATGGAAGCGACTGCCTTGCGTATGACCGCCAGCCTCGTGAACGTCTAGAACCGTTGACTCAGCAAAATCGCCTGCTTTCTGCGTGCCATAGGTTGGAATTTTGTAATTAGTTGGAATGTTAGCAAGGTTATGCTCACGCAGGTTTACACCGCCTTCAAGGACGTTTGCCACGCCCTGACGATGGATAGGCATAAGTGGCAGGCCAATGCCAAACTTCTCTTTGTACAGCGCCATCTCTTTGGCAACATTTTCTTCAGACAAAGGAATGCCACGCGCATTCATGTTGCGTAGGAACTGACCGACCGCCATCTCGTTCATTATGGAATTACGGGCAGACGCAGGCGCGAGTGAGTGAATCCACTTGTCAAACTTTTCTGCTGGCATACCAGCTTCTAGCACTGCCTGCTTGACAGGGTAGAGCGAGGCATAGAACGACTCACCTCCTAGTGGTAGGCCACGCTTGATTTGCTTCTCAATCAAGGCGCGATTCTCTGGGTCTTGGTACAACTCTTCCACATGGGAAGTGCTGGCGCGTGCTGGTTGGTCACGCGGGAATCGTGATTGCTGTACATCAGGAAAGCCTTCTAACGCATCTTTGATGGACGAGCGGTCAAATGCTTGCAACTCTGGGCGCGGTGGTGTCCAAGGCTCAGTAGGTTGGTCTAGAAACTCATTGGCCTTACGTTTACGCTCTGCCACCGCTTCGGCAGTGTTTTGCATCTTGTTGGGGTTACTCTCGGCAAACGAGGCTTTGGCAAGAGGGCCATACCGTTTCTCAAGGGCAGGCTTTTGGACTCGCTCCCAATCCAACTTCTTAGTGGCCTGAGCCAGCGCCTTCTTTTGTACCTCGGCGTCCGTCAGCTTGGGGTTTGCGTCTGCAATCTTGTCCGCAAACTTCGCGGTAGTAGACTCCAAAATCTTGGCACTGTAGGCTGGTGGCGGCTCCGCAAGAAGTTTTTCCTTTACCTTGCCAAGTCCACCAAGTATTTTCTTTGCGTCTGCCATAGTTACACCGCGTAAGGGTTGACCCGCTCTTTGCGGGTATAAGCATATTCGTCTTCATCGTCATCATATCTCGGCTCAGGGTTTATGTCTAGGAAACCCATGTCCTTCATCAGTCGTATTGCCTGCGTCGCTGAGTCTACATAGTCGTCATGCGTCGAGTCAGGGAAGGAGCATATCTGCGATAGGAAGCCCTCGCACCAGTCCTTGACGTAGCCCTTCCTGACACTGCTCTCAGGCAACCAGACACGTCCAGTCGCGAAGATGGATGCCGTTATCTGGAGCCTCTGCATCTTGTCAGCTTTGCCGGGGTTATATCCCCTTACAGGCAAGTGAGCCGCTCGCAGTTCCTGAATCAGGGAGATACCCGCCGCCTTGTCCTCGACTAAGATAAGGTCAGGGCGCTTGGCCTCCTTCCCTTCGCCGTAGGAAACTCTCCATTCCTCTAGCACCTTGGGCTTGAGTAAGGGGAAGGTTAGGTGTTCAGCCCAACAGTCGATGAGTAAGACGGACATAGGCCCATCCATAGGCTTGAATACGCCCCATGTTGTCATAGCAGTTGGGTCGTTGTACTCTTTATCGCTGAAGGCGCAGTCATAGGACTGGACTATGAACTCGAACTTCGGGAATGGTTTGTCGTGCGGGTACAGCTTGAACATATCGCGGGAGACGACCTTACCGTCTTCGAGGTCGACAATCTCCCCCATGACTTCCTGCTGATACAGCTTGCTACCCTTGTATTGCTCTAACTGTTGCCTAAAAGATGAGGCTAGGTTCTGCTCGTTCTCGTAGGTACTAGCGCGGTCGATGACCACGTCCTCACCTTCGCGCCCAACTAAGTCTAGTATCAAGTCCTTGGGGCGCGGCGTCGTTGTCACAATGACACGCGGCTTGTCACCCAAACGTAAGCCCATCATCATCATATCCCACGCCTCACCAGAGCCAAGGTATTGGAAGGCCGCTAACTCATCGCACCAAGCGAAGTGGAACTGTGGGCCTCGTAACCGCTCGTATGAGTCGCCAGAGATACCGCGTATGATAGAACCGTTGGATAGCTTAATCTGATGGTCTTGCTTATTGTAGTCGATAACCAAGTCTTTAGGTATGCAGGCCAATAGGCCACTCTGTCCCTCGAAGCAGGTGAACTTAATATCGTTCGACGTGGGCGCGAGGACTAAGCACCTAGACTCAGGGTGAGTCCATGCCCACCACCATAAAGCCTCGGCGGCACTACGGGTTTTCCCTGCCCCTCGACCAGCAAGCATCATCCATATAGTATAGTCATACTCCAAGGGAGGGGGTATTTGGTATCTATGGGCGCTCGCCACCCAAGTAGCATGAGCAATCTGGGCAATACGGTCATGGTCGGCCTGAGCGTTGAACTCCGCCTGCACCTCTGGGTCTGAGAGCAACTCAGCCAGCACGCTTACTCATCTCCATGTTGCGGATAACCTCAAGGAACTTGTTAGCATTGGCATCCTCGGTCTTGATGGCGGCGGCTCCCTCTACCCCGTGAAGTCCTAGCTTGTCGCCATACTTGGTTGGATGGAACTTTGCCAGCAACTTCAAGCGGGTCTCAACCTGTAGGCGGCGAGCATTAACATCGTCCGACCTAATCACCGACCGCAATATCGCCTTAGTCTTTGGGTCTTCCGTTTCCGTGACCCGTTCCGTTATTGTCTGATTGTCCGCAATGTGCAAACACTCTTCAGCAATTGCGTCGTAACCAATATCTCTGGCTCGCGCGATGGATGCGGATAATTCAGGGTCGCGCCCCATCCAATCGTAAACTGTCCTCCACGCAGGGAAGCCTTCGTTCTCTCTACATATCTGTCTAAGTGGTATTCCCTCACTTAGTTGCTCACAGATAATGCGTGCTATCTCAGGGTCATAGTTTGATGGGCGTCCCATCTTTTTGGGGGTTATAGGATTCTTAGCGGGTGCATAAGCCTTACCCCTTGGCTTGGTAGTCTTGGATGCCTTGGTAGGCTTCTTGATGGTTTCTGGCATAACCCGTAATCCCCATGTAGGTGAGCGAATGTCATTAGTGTAAACGATTCGCTATAGGTTCGCCATCTTAATGCTTGTGTCGGCAAGGAAACCGACTCGGTTTTAATTCGCTTTCAATTCGTTTTCGATTGGCTACAAAGGTTATCAACATATGCGTAACTACTTTGTTTAGTACAGTCTTCTTGACTCAACGTAAAGTCAGGAACCCATACCATTAAAAGTAATGCCGCTATGAACATTATACCAATTGCAAACTTTTCAAGCAAGGTTTCTTCTCTTATCACGCTGTAACCTCCTTGGCTAAAATTTGCTGTAGGCCAGCCATAAGCTGTTCTGCCTCTTTTCGCGTAAGTATTGCACTAGAACTGCCACCCTTGACCTGCAAGTGTAGCCAAGCACCGCCATCGTCCCACTCGGAGACTGATACGCGGACACTATCTTCTGTATAAATGATTGTTTCAATTTCGTTTGTCATGGTATTTTCCTTAATTATTAAAGTATTCAACGATTTCAGTTTCAATGCGGTCTGTTTCTTTGCTAGTCAACTTCTTAGATAACCACCCTGCTGGGCGACCACGACGGTCTAGAACTTCCCAATCAGACTCGGTGTACCCGTAGTAGTCAACGTCGCTGTCAGCGCTATGGCAACCGTCTACACTGTCAAAGGTAAATACGCCAATGAGGCAAGGTATGCCTGCTACTCTTGATTCTATTTTTGCTATATGAGCCATTTGGTTTCCTTTCGATTTCGATTCGCTTTTGATTGCCCCCGAAGGGGCTATTGTTAGTTAATAATTTGAAATCCACATTTAAATTCAGGATGTGCAAGTAAATTGTGCTTTTTTGCAATTTGTACTAATTGATATTTAGTTTCCATCGATTTTGCAGACCGTATTAAAGATGCTAAAGAAGATGCACCTATATTCATTAACCCATTGTTAATATAAACTTTTGCTATTGCTAATTTTTTAGTTTCGTTTTTGGTCATTTTAATTCCTTCGCTGTTAGCTGGTGCTTAATTGCTCCAGTGATTACAGTTTAACACCAGATTAAACAATGTCAACACTTTTATTAAATTATTTACTAGGTACTTTCCCTAATGTGGTTTATCTTCCATTTTTAAGTGGGATAACAACTCCTGCAAAGCAAACTTATTGTCTGGGTATTGTTTGATGTACGTCTCTATTTCGTGTAGGACGAACTGATAGCCGCTGTTAAACCCTTTGATGTACTCAGACATCGTGGCCTCTGGCTGTGGCCTCTTACACTTTTTATGCGTGTCAATGAAGTAATCCATAGCATCAATGATGACATTGATTGGCGCAGGCATGAAGGGCGGCTCCTCTTCTGTACCACAGAACTCGCACTTGAACTTGCCGTTCAGGCTGTTGGTAATGACGTGGTCGCTCATTCTGTGACCCTTTCTTTGTATTAATGTAATTTAATAATGCCAGAGCCAAACTTGGCCTTGGCATATGTCTTGACTTGGGCAAGAACATCGTCATAAGAGTTAGCCCAAAACTCAATTGGTGTATCTTTTAATTCTGGAACATTTGTGTTGATGCACAACTCAGAAGACTCGCCCAAAAAAACATTTGTGTCTTGTTGGTAAATCCATAAATTAATTGTTTTCATAACCGATTCGCTTTCATTTGGGTTAGCCCTCCAATATTTGGTTGAGTTTCTTAAAGTCACCTTTGACGGTAGCATAGTTATATACCTTATCAAGGTAGTCATCACCCTTTAGTTGGCATCCATGTTGCCATAAGCCATGCAAGCAATCTAAAACCTCAAAATAACAATTGTAAGTAACTAAACCAACATGATTGCCATTTTTGTCTAAGACACAGGTATGTTTTGAGAAGTAATTGCTTGGCTCTCTAATGTAGCCGCCTTGAGCTATTGCTTTAATAGCATCTTTAAGTTTAATTGTTGTCATTTTTACTTTCCTTTTAAAGTAAGCCCCCGTAGGGGCTATTTATTTATCGTGAAGTAACCTTGACACTGAACACAGCAGTAGTCTTTGTATGACGAGCAATCTGTTCTGCTGTCGCGCCCAACTCAGCTAACAATGCTTTGTTGTCAACTACAGAGCGATTACTCTCGATGTATGTAGCCTTGAAGAGGTTACCTTCAATGACCTTGTCACCACCTAAACTGGCGCTGTCTTTGATGCCGTCTTTGATGGCATCAGCCTGTTTTGTTAACTCAGCAATCTGAGCCAAAAGATTACCAAGAGTATCTACTTGGTTAAGAGCTGCTAATTCTACTTTAGTGTTTGCATTCATTTCGCTTTTCCTTCGCTATAGTCAACTCTGCGGGATTGCTTTGTTGATGTATGTAGTTTAACACCAACTTAAACAAGGTCAACATTTTTTTATATTTATTTTCTAAGGAAAACCCTAATGTTGTTATTTTGCAACTATGTCTTGTTCCGCCATTTGGCAGAAGATGGAACACTCAATGTTTGGCTCTTGCGGATAGTTTCCATCTGTAGGCTTTAGTTCATCAAGGTATCGGTCTTTGAAAATAGTTTGCTTCTTAAAGCGCTCTAACTTTGCCATACGGTCAAACTGTTCAGGGAAGTCAACTCGAATCTTGTTCCAGTATCCCATCCCGCCCTTGACGCAACCAATGCAGTTATTGTTGTGATAACCTAATTTGTACATAGCTGGTAACTCAATATTTGCATTTTCTAGCATAGCCAAACAATCTTCTTTACCTAAACCTTTGTCAATCAATGGAGTCCAAATGTTCACATCATTGTTGGCATCAATAAATCGGTCTAATCGTGCCTGTTCTTCAGCCGTATATCCAAACACTTGTCTGTCAGTAACTTCCTCAAACCGCTCTCTAATCTGCTTTTTTAATGCTCTAGTGCATGGTGCGCCCTTGGGTGTGCGAATATAATTCTTTTCAAATACCCGATAAATTGACCTGTCATAGAAATCATTTCCTAAAATTTGTATCTCTTGACCAAACCACTTCTCACAATCTTTAAGAAAACGCTTGTTATCTAAGTGTTCTTCTTTAACCTCAGTGTAAGCAATGATTAAAGGCAACTTGTTAGCATTATCAGCTATTGCCAACTTTGTAGCTACTGCACTAGCTGCTCCACAAGAAAACCAACAAACAATTCGTTTTGTCATTCTTATATTCCCAATAAGGTAAATGTTTCTTTAAGTAAGTCAGCCTCGTCATACCCATAGTGCTTTTGAAACCCCTTAGTACCCAAGCCATGCAAGCCCGTAGCGCCACGATGATGTTCAGGACAGAGCGGTATAACACTCATATTGTCAGAACGTCCCCAGCCCCCCGCCAATCGCCTCGGATGATGTAATTCCGCAGGCGTTCCCGCGTAACCCATCCTGCGGCATACAGCACAGCCCAGTTCAGCTACAGCGTTCATATGCTTACGCTCTGCTTTACTGGTCATTTACTTTCGGCTTTTTTTAATATCGCTCTGGCAAACAACACATAAGCCTCTTCCATTGTGGCCCCGGCTATCACTGGCATAATCCTAGCAGTGTCTAAAATTTCCTCATCGGTTAGTGCTGACGAACAACAACATTGACTAGGAATCCTATGGCATTTACTACAAAAAATATTTTGGTTCATTTCTCACTCGCTTTCTGTAAGATTGCTTTTGCAAATGTATAAATATCACAATCCTTGGGTGCTAAATGTTTATCCCGAATATCTGATATTTCCTCATAAGTTAATTCACGTTGTTGCTTAACCATCTTGCAAATTAGTCGCCATTCTTCAAGCGTAGGCAAGATGTCAGGGTTCATTACAAAACAACTGTGCATAGAATGATGGGTAATTTCTTTACCACACTTGACACAAGGAAACCATATTTGGTCAATAATGCATCTTATTGATTCAGTCATTTCGCACCCCAATAAAATAATTTAACAACTAACCTAAACCATAAAGGTACATAAGGTTTATCTTCCTCAACTATTTTAGGTTCTCCATACAAACCTCTTGGGTCATGCCAACCAAATGTGTATTTCTCTTTCATCTATAACTCCTCATAACACATCTTCCTTTTTATATTTTCGTTTAATAATATAAGCCAACTTCCTTAATGCCAATCGTTCTATTTGTTCTACTTTGTATCGTGGAAGTTCAAGTATGTAAGCAACTTCCTCTTGAGTAAAATAATTATCTGATTTATATTCTTTTGGCCTCACCTATCACTCCTCTCTTTTTTTGCCTTTTCACATAATTTAATAAATTCCTTGGGTGCATCTGGATGCCAACCACCAATAAGTAAATCACAGTTCATTTTGTAAACCTCCTCCTTGCGGCTGACTTCAGACAAATAAATAATAAACCCACAAAATATAATCCACATTGCTATACACCAAAGCATTTGTTGTTTCATAAATTATTTTTTCCCTATTACATTGTTTTCATAATCAGAAATCCGCTGACCAATCCATTGCATAACAGGAACCGCCATAGAATTACCTAATGCTTTATACCTTGGGCCATCTGGGCAATTAGTCTTGATGTTGGTGTAATTATCAGGAAAGCCCTGAA